GTCCTCAACAATGAATTTTGTGATGCAGTGCCTGGTGCCTCCAGGTGACGTTAACCAGTTAACAATTAACGCCGGATACAGAGAATCCACCCATAACACTGTTTTTGGTTTTAACTGTTCCGCGTGCGCTTAGCCGCATTCACCGCATCACAAAATTCACTTTAAAAAGGGCGGCAGAGCAGTCACGGAGTAAAACTGATACCGCCAAACGTCACCAGAAAATTGATAACAGAGGGCGTTGCAGCGGGGTTGTCACTTAAGCGTATGGTCAACCTGACAACCCGGTGTCCTCAACGGGGGAAGGAATAACCCCGCCATACTTACCGCCGCGCCATTTCGCGGATTGCCACAACCGGAAGCGCACGGTCGACGAAAATTTAACGACAGGCTATCTATGAACCAGCTACCTCGCCGTGCGCTTTCGCGTTATGGTCTGACTTTTCAGGGAAATATCCTTTCAGTAAACTGTCAGTGCCGGATGCTCACCCGTGTCCGGCGCACGCACTCCACCTCACCCGTGGAGAACTCCTTAATTACCAACCTTAGCTTCGTTGGTTAGCTATTAACGCGGGTATGTAATCATTCTGGCAATGCTTAATGCCGCTGCTTTTTCCAGATTGGTGATATCCTGCTCCAGAGCGGACAGATTTTCAGCCTGCTTAGCCCTGGCTTCATTAGCCCATTTCAGATCCTGCGCTGCATTAATTTTCTGGCGCATCCACTCATAAAGTTCATCATCGGTATAGTCTGGCGCGATTATGACGGGTTCTCGTTTCTGCATACTGATTCCTCGCGGTGCTACTTCGCTTATCAGCCGTTAGATTTTGCCGAGCTGGAAAGCGCCTGTTTAAACTCACTGAAGCTGAGAGCTTCTTCGCCTTCGGCAAGGTCTTCGAAGTATTCTTCGTAAGCCTTTTCCATGATTGTGTCGAAATCCATATCACTCACCTGAGTTTCTTTCCAGCCAGCGACGGGCACCATTTTCGGTTTTAAACGTTTTGCTTTTGGTATACGTCATCGCGGTGAACGTGCCGTCCTGGTTGGGAAACACGCCGTACACCAGAGATTCGTTGTTGCCAAGATCGATAGTATCCATGCTGACCTCATTTCCCCTTAACGCCGGGGTAGCGGAACAAAAACCTGCTGCATAGTTATTAAAGTTGAACCCTGCCGTCATGTTCTTACGCCTCGGGCTGGCTACTTAACCCCTGACCACTGCCTGGTAACTCGAAGTATTGCCCTGCATTCTGTGGGGCGGGGTGGGTGGCAGGTATATAATGTACTTTACGTTCATTGTTGTAAAGTACTTTTAGTACATTCTGTGTGTAAAAAAATGAGATGGGATAAAGTGAAGCACAAACCCGGAGGAAGGCGCTACCGGATTTATGCTGGTTTAAGAGGCTTTTTGTTTTTTCTTTCGTGCTAACTCTTCGTAAATTGCATTGTACTTCTGTTTTTTCTCTTCAAGAGTTTTTAAAAGTTCATCTGTCTCACTGTCAGGGAGCTCGTCCAGAAGGTCAATGATGATTTTTTGTCTTGGATTTAACTCCTGATAGAAACGTACCTGTCCACTTTCTTCTGTATCCTCTCCCAAAAGATAGGTTGGTGTTGTTCCTATTAGTGTTGCTAATTCCCTTAATTTCTCCCGGCGAGGAATTGTTTCGCCATTAAACCATTTGCTAACCGCTTTTGGTGTTAATTTCATTCGACGGGCAATTTCTGCCTGCCTTCCATGTTGTTCATAACCAGCGTTTTCACAGGCTAGCGCAAGCCTACTGGCGAACTCTTTACGCGCTTTATCTTCATGAACCATAAGTTCAATGATATTCGCTCTTGAATGTACTGTCAGTTCTGTTATAGCATGTACTCAAAGTTCACATTGTGAGGGTGATATGAACCAGAAAACACTTGAAGATGTAATCAAAACTGTTCGCGTTGCTGTTGTGGCCGACGTTTGTGGTGTCAGCCAAAGAGCAATCTATAAATGGATGGATAACGGAAAATTGCCTCGCACAGAATATACCGGCGAAACAAATTACGCTGAAAAAATCGCTCTTGCATCAAACGGATTATTTTCTGCCGATGCAATTTTAACTATTGGCAGGAATAAAACTACTACGAAAAAGCTGATGGGAGTTGATTCATGAAAATCAAGCATGAACACATCCGCATGGCGATGAATGCCTGGGCGCATCCGGACGGCGAAAAAGTACCGGCTGCGAAAATTACCAAAGCGTATTTCGAGCTGGGAATGACGTTCCCGGAACTGTATGACGACAGCCATCCGGAAGCCTTGGCTCGCAATACCCAGAAAATTTTCCGCTGGGTAGAGAAAGACACCCCTGATGCAGTTGAAAAAATTCAGGCGTTGTTACCAGCGATCGAAAAGGCAATGCCACCTTTGCTGGTGGCCAGAATGCGCAGCCACAGTTCAGCTTATTTTCGGGAGCTGGTGGAGACGCGGGAGCGATTGGTGAGAGACGCTGATGATTTTGTCGCAGTGGCAATCGCCGGTTTCAATCAGATGAACCGTGGTGGCCCGGCAGGAAATGCTGTGGCAGTACATTGACTGACAATAGCCATATCGAATCGCTTCCGGCAACTCGTGAGTAAAAAGATTCGGTATCAGAAGAGGTGAGTATGGCTAACGCCTGGCTCAGATTATGGCATGACATGCCAAATGACCCTAAGTGGCGAACAATTGCCAGGGTGTCAGGGCAGCCAATTGCAACAGTGATGGCAGTGTATATCCACCTCCTGGTGAGCGCGTCACGAAATGTCACGCGAGGTCACATTGATGTCACGACAGAAGATTTGGCAAGTGCGCTCGACGTGACAGAAGAGGTAATTGATTCAATTTTGCAGACGATGCAGGGGCGGGTACTTGATGGTGATTTAATCACTGGATGGGAAAAACGCCAGGTGCTTAAAGAGGACAACGGCAATATTTCGCAAACCGCAAAATCTCCTGCAGAGCGCAAGAGGGCGCAGCGAGAGAGGGAAAGAAAGCAGGAACAAAATGGCGATTGTCACGGCGCGTCACGAAATGTCACGCACATGTCACGACGAGTCACGACAGATAAAGATACAGATAAAGATACAGATCAAGAAGATCAAAACACTATGGTCCATGGCGTAAAAAACGCCACGAACCAGGCAGGGGATGTTCAGACCGTCAATCCTGGTCAGCCAGCAGGCACGACACCGGAAGCCGATTCAGCGTATGCGCTGAAAGCCGATTCGGGCGCTGTGCAGCAGGTGATGACCGCAAGGCCGGAGCAATCACACCAACTGCAGCAGCCTGAAGCCGATTCCGCCATTCAGCGGGAAGCCGATCGGGTAGTCCCGGAAAACACCGGGCAGCCTGTGGGACGAGTAGATTATCCGGATGTGTTCGAACAGGTCTGGCGGGAATACCCGTTGCGTGCTGGGGCAAACCCGAAGAAATCCGCTTTCAGTGCCTGGAAGGCCAGATTACGCGAGGGGGTGCCACGAGAGGCCATGCTGGATGGTGTGAGGCGTTACGCAAGATACCTGGCGGCTACCGGGAAAACGGGAACGGAATTTGTTCAGCGAGCGACGACGTTTTTTGGACCGGACCGGAATTTTGAGAACCCTTGGTTGCTCCCGGTAAGCGGCACGAACAACCAGCGTTGTGTGAATCATATTTCTGAACCGGATAACGAAATTCCGCCGGGCTTCAGGGGGTAAGTGTTAATTTCTGGTCATGAGGTAATTTTCAGGAGGGCTTGTGGCAAAAGTATTTACACAAGAAGAGCGGGAAAAAATTAAGAGGCAGGTTGTTGAACTCGTGCGCCTGAGCGGGCGCGAGACGTTACGACAACTGGAAGCGAAAACAGGTGCGACAAGATATCTGATGAGTGTTCTCGCCAGAGAGCTGGTTGCCAGTGGCGATGTATACAATTCTGGCTACGGGTTATTCCCGTCTGAACAGGCGCGTAAGGACTGGCAAAATGCCCGCAAAAAACTCTCAAGGGCAAAGGTGAAGAAACCTGCAGTGGTTGATCCGGACCTTATCTGGTCGTTACCAGACGGCGAAATACGCCGCTACGACAGGCGCCTGAATATAATCTGTCGCGAGTGCCGGAAGAGCGAAGCTATGCAGCGTGTACTGGCATTTTATCAAGGAAATGTTAGGTATTTTAGACGTTACTAGATTAAAGAGCATTAGTTCAGATGTGAATTGACATTTTCATGGCGCAGGGTAGAGCCAGCGTGGTTGTCCGCTTTGCGTCAAAACCAGATATTACCAGATTTAGACATATATTCCCGATAGCCCTGCTCTGATGCTACACTCTGTGCTATTTTCATGACCCCAATAAAAATATTTATGACTATTGCTGATTTCAAACGGCCTAAATTGGAGCTCCCAAACGGGGCAAACAAACTACTACTGCACTCTTGCTGTGCTCCATGTTCCGGTGAAGTGATGGAGGCGCTTCAGGCCTCGGGAATCGACTACACCATCTTTTTCTACAACCCGAACATTCATCCTCAGAAAGAGTATTTAATTCGTAAGGATGAAAATATTCGCTTTGCTGAACAACACGGCGTGCCGTTTATCGATGCTGATTACGACACCGACAACTGGTTTGAACGTGCCAAAGGAATGGAATGGGAGCCTGAGAGGGGGATCCGTTGTACCATGTGTTTTGACATGCGTTTTGAGCGGACAGCGTTGTACGCTGCTGAAAATGGTTTCAGTGTGATCAGCAGTTCACTGGGCATTTCACGCTGGAAAAATATGCAGCAGGTTAACGAGTGTGGGCGGCGAGCTGTTGCGCATTATCCGGGTATGGTGTACTGGGATTATAACTGGCGCAAGCAGGGCGGCTCGTCCCGTATGATTGAAATCAGCAAGCGCGAAAAATTCTATCAGCAGGAATATTGTGGCTGTGTGTATTCTCTGCGCGATACCAATCTACACCGCAAATCTCAGGGACGCCCTCTTATCAAAATTGGCCAACTCCACTACGGAAAAGAAGAGAAGGAGTGATTTTATGGATCACCTTTCTGATTGATTTCATATTGGCGAGGTGACGTGAGTTAAGTAGAATGGCTGCGGGTGCTTGAGGCTATCTGTCTCAGGCATGAACACTGAAAGGCAGATAGAGAAAAGCCCCAGTTAACATTACGCGTCCGGCAAGACGCTTAACATTAATCTGAGGCTCAATCTATGAACGGCAAATCTAGGTTAGCCTCTTACGTGCCGAAAGGCAAGGAGAAGCAGGCTATGAAGCAGCAAAAGGCGATGTTAATCGCCCTGATCGTCATCTGTTTAACCGTCATTGTGACGGCACTGGTAACGAGGAAAGACCTCTGCGAGGTACGAATCCGAACCGGCCAGACGGAGGTCGCTGTCTTCACAGCTTACGAACCTGAGGAGTAAGAGACCTGGCGAGGGAGAAATCCCTCGCCACCTCTGATGAGTCAGGCATCCTCAACGCACCCGCACTTAACCCGCTTCGGCGGGTTTTGTTTTTTCCTGGCATTCTGGTTTACAATTCGCACGTCAGCCTGAACACCTGACACCTGCTGCGCCAGCAGAGAAAACAGATGGCGCACAAAACCAAATTTCACAATTCTGATACCGACCTTGCCATCCGGCATGAGCGGCGTTCACACGCATTTAAAACCGACTGGTACCAACACCCACCATGTACTGAAGAACAGGCCGAATGGCTAATTCATAACTACCGCAGACGCGGATACGAGATTAAGAAAGCCCTCAGCCTCGATTATCGTCACTGGATAATCTATGTCAGGCTCCCTTATTCCGAACGCCCACCGCGCCCATCCCGCACATACCAGCAACGGATCTGGAGGTAACGTGCGGATATTACTTCGACCTGTTCTGGTACCGGAACTCGGGCTTGTGGTCCTTAGGCCGGGCTGTGAATCCATGCAAGTATTTCATAACCCTCGAGTGCTGGTGGAGCCTGAACCGAAAAGCATGCGTAATCTGCCGTCCGGGGTCGTTCCTGCCGTTCGCCAGCCGCTGGCGGAGGATAAATCATTACTGCCATTTTTCAGCAATGAGCGTGTGATTCGTGCTGCTGGCGGCGCTGGTGCACTGTCTGACTGGCTGTTGCGCCATATTAAATCCTGCCAGTGGCCACACGGTGATTATCACCACAGTGAAACCGTCATTCACCGTTATGGTACCGGCGCAATGGTGTTGTGCTGGCACTGCGACAACCAGTTGCGTGACCAGACATCCGAATCACTCGAGCAACTTGCTCATCAAAACCTGTCAGCATGGATGATTGACGTCATCGGTCACGCAATAAGCGGTACGCAGGAGCGTGAATTATCTCTGGCTGAATTATCCTGGTGGGCGGTCCGCAATCAGGTGGCGGACGCGCTACCGGAAGCGGTATTACGTCGTTCGCTGGGGTTGCGTGCGGAAAAAATCCGCTCAATGTACCGTGAAAGCGACATCGTACCGGGAGAGCAGACCGCCACCAGCATACTGAAACAGCGCACAAAAAATCTTGCGCCGCTGCCTCACGCCCACCAGCAACAGAACCCACCACAGGAAAAGACGGTGGTCAGCATTGCCGTTGATCCTGAGTCTCCGGAATCTTTCATGAAACGACCTAAACGTCGCCGCTGGGTTAACGAGAAATACACACGCTGGGTGAAGACACAGCCGTGTGCGTGTTGTGGTAAGCCAGCCGACGATCCCCATCACCTGATTGGTCATGGTCAGGGCGGAATGGGGACAAAATCTCACGATATTTTCACGCTACCGCTGTGTCGGGAGCATCACAACGAGCTTCATGCGGATCCTCTGGCGTTCGAAGAAAAGCATGGTTCTCAGGTTGATTTAATTTTTCGTTTTCTTGATCACGCCTTTGCAACTGGCGTGCTTGGGTAAAAGAGGTGACTGATGCTCATAGATTTGGTTTTACCTTACCCGCCGACGGTGAACACTTACTGGCGACGCCGTGGCAGCACATATTTTATCTCGGAGGAGGGAAAGCGTTATCGCCGGGCTGTGGCGCTTATTGTTCGCCAGCAGCGGCTGAAATTAAGCCTGTCCGGACGGCTGGCAATAAAAATTATTGCAGAGCCACCGGATAAGCGCCGTCGTGACCTGGACAATATCCTGAAAGCACCACTGGATGCGCTGACGCATGCCGGACTTCTCATAGACGACGAGCAGTTTGATGAAATCAATATTGTGCGCGGTCAGCTCGTTCCTGGTGGGCGGCTGGGGATAAAAATCACAGAACTGGAGTGCGCATGAATAACCAGTATTTACAGTTTGTGCGTGAGCAGCTCATTATCGCCACCGCTGATTTGAGTGGGGCAACAAAAGGTCAGCTTGAAGCCTGGCAGGAGAATGCCATGTTCGATACAGGGCGTTACAGGCGAAAAAAAATCCGGTACCGCGATGAAGTGACTGGAAAAATGATAACGCGGGATAATCCACCAATCCCGGGAAAACAATCACTGGCGAATGGCTCATCAATTGCCCTGGTCAGCCCGGTTGAGTTTTCGACATCATCATGGCGGCGGGCTTTGCTGTCTCTTGAAGAGCATCATAAAGCCTGGTTGTTGTGGTGTTACGGCGAGAGTATTTGTTGGGAATATCAGATCGCGATAACACAGTGGGCGTGGAATGAATTTAATACTCAATCCGGTACCAGAAAAATTGCAGGGAAAACGCAGGAACGCCTGAAAAAATTAATCTGGCTGGCGGCGCAGGCAGTAAAAGCAGAACTTTTTGGTGGGGAAGGTTATGAATACCAGGAGCTGGCATTACTGGCGGGAGTGACAACTAAAAACTGGTCCAAAACATTTACTCGTCACTGGGTTGCAATGAAACACATTTTTCAACGACTGGATAGTGAGGCTTTATTGTTTGTAATGAGAACACGTTCAAAACAAAAGGCGGCATTTTCAAAGCAAAGTGTTGCAAAAGTAGATTGAAAGGCATATATTTCATGCAAATCTGATATTTTGCCGATTTTGTACGTGATGGCAAAAGCAAACAAAACCCGCCCACAAGCGGGTTTTTTTGTGCCACTTATCTCGGATAGACATGGTGAATGCGCTGGTGGAGGAGCTAAGGGTGATTTTTAACCAGGTGATTTTTGAATGCTTGCAACATTGATTTCGTAACGTTATTATCCTGCGCCCGGCCCTTTAGCTCAGAGGTGAGAGCGAGCGACTCATAATCGCCAGGTCGCTGGTTCAAATCCAGCAAGGGCCACCATCACATACCGCCATTAGCTCATCAGGATAGAGCACCAGCCTTCGAAGCTGGTTGCGCGGGGGTCGAGTCCTCGATGGCGGTCCATTATCTGTACCCTGCGTTGTTAGCTCAACCGGACAGAGCAATTGCCTTCTAAGCAATCGGTCACTGGTTCGAATCCAGTACAACGCGCCAGACTTATTTTTCCCGGCTCGCTTTTGCGGGCCTTTTTTTTAAATGTCTCACAATTCAGACGGTTGACAGTTGTCTGTTTTGCGGGGAGTTTGTTAAAAGAAACTGGCATGGTGAATCCCCCTGTGCGGAGGGGCAATCAGCGAGTAGGTATATGGGATAATCGCGGATTCAGGTGCTGGTACTGAATTCACCGGGAGGCACCCGGCACCATGCAGTTGACTGAAACCATGTATACTCTCAGGCCCCACGCACATGTGTTGGGGCCTTTTTACATGCAAAAAAAAGCCCGCATATGGATACGGGCGGCAAGGAACAAAAAACGTGAAGTGATCTATTCAGCCAGTGGATAATACCCTGACGTTACCATATTGCGCAATCGCGCATTCTTTCTTTTTCGCTCCCCTTATAACTACGCCATCCGTTCGCTGCGGAGGTGAGGCTATGAAATCCATGGATAAAATTTCAACGGGCATTGCCTACGGCACCTCCGCAGGCAGTGCTGGCTACTGGTTTTTACAGTGGCTTGATCAGGTCAGTCCGTCACAGTGGGCTGCGATTGGTGTACTGGGGAGTCTGGTTCTGGGCTTCCTGACATATCTGACTAACCTGTATTTCAAAATCAGAGAGGACCGTCGTAAGGCTGCACGGGGAGAGTAATTCAATGACTCAAAACTATGAACTGATTGTGAAAGGGATCCGCAATTTTGAGAATAAAGTTACGGTAACTTTAGCGTTACGGGACAAAAAACGCTTTGACGGTGAAATTTTTGACCTGGACATCTCGCTGGACCGTGTTGAAGGTGCCGCGCTGGAGTTTTATGAGGCAGCAGCCAGAATGAGCATCAGACAGGTCTTCCTGGATGTTGCTGCCGGGTTATGTGAAGGGGATGAGCAGTCGCCGGAAAAGCGCCCCGTAATTTTAGAGGCGCAGAATGTATGGATAACCTACAAAGGAAAGCTACCGGGAAGAATTACTGGTTCTCTGAAGACTCCTCCGGAATCACAACCTTAAGTCACTGACCGGAACAGATAAACCTGTCCGTGGGCAGAAACCGATAAATCCTGATAAATATCCATAG